GGCACGACGGCCGGGTTTTCTCCCGCCTGGCTCCCGCGCTACGGGCGGTCCCGGCCCCCGCGATGGCGTTCGGCTCTGGCAAGCGTTCCATTCGTTCCATATAGTTCGGTTTCCCCAACTCCCGGAGTGCGATCCCATGAAAGAGAAAAAGCCTACGGCCGCGAAGGCGTCCCGCGTTGCGAACGCGTTCAACGCATTGAAGACCGCCGCCGATTGCATAGGGCCGGTCGAAAAGGGCATGGCCGTTTTCGCGGTCACGCGCGGACAAATTTCTATGATCGACGTAGTTTCTCACCTCATCGACCAGATGGACCGCCCGCAAATTTCCGTTTGGACCTGGTGTATTGCCGATTACGAAGTCGAAGCGTTCGAAAAGCTACTCCGCGACGATCGGCTTTCCGGCGGTCGCCTGGTCGTCGACCGCTCGGCCGAACAACGCAACGTCGAGTTGATCGACCGATGGCGGGACAAGTTCGGGCCGGAGTCGGTTCGCGTTTGCATGAATCACGCCAAAATCGCGACGGTATGGGACGACACGTTTCGCGTCCTGGCCCGCGGTTCCATGAATCTGAATTTCAATCCGCGTTTCGAACAGTTCGACGTATCGGAGGGCGACGACGCTTTCGGCCTGGTCCACGAAATCGAAAACGAAATCCCGATCCTCCCCCGGCTCTGCGCGAGGCGGGAAGCGGAGGACGCTACCGGCGTCCACGAAGCATGGGCAATGGACGACCTGAAACCGTTTCAACTTTCGGGGGTAAAAACATGGGCGAAGTAAATGCCGGCGACGGCCTGACCGCGGAACACGTTCGGTCGATTCTGTTGAAAGCCGGAACGGAGCCGGACGTTGCCGCAATGTATGCGGCGGCGTTCGCGGAGTACCGCGAGGCTCAAGAGTCCATCACGAAAAACGGCGCCGTCGTCGCGAACCCGCGGACCGGCGCGCCGATCACGAATCCATACCTAAAGGTTCGCGACGCGGCCGAAAACAAATTGCTCCGCCTGGCTCGACGCGCGCGGGGAAATCCGGTTCTCTGGAAATAATTCGGCCGGATGGTTGCAGGGTCGGCGGTTGGTTTGGTATATCGTTGTTCGGTTTTCCACACTTCAAGGATGGAGGCGGTTTCATGGCTCACGGATCGGAGTATTTGGCGGCGGCGGAGGGCATGGCGGAAACCTACGGGAAGCCGTTTCCCCCGCTGGGCTCGGTCGTCTGGTACACGTTCGGCCGCGGCATTTCCAGCGGTCGCGTTTTGGGATTCGTCGACACGGCCGCCGGCCTGGCCGTTCGCGTTCAGCGGTCGGCGTCGGAAACGCTCGAAATCGAACTGGACCGGCTCCAGCCCCCGCCGCGTTTCTTCGCGACGGACGGCGCCCGGCCGCAAGTCGGGCAATTGGTTTGGTTCACGGTCGCCGGCGGGCAGTGCCGCGGCGTCGTCGAGCAAGTCGCGCCGGACGGCTGTTCGTTCCTGGTCCGTTCCTCTGAATCGGGCGAGGTCGTCGAAGTCGCCGCCGCCGCGGTTCTCAACTTCTAAGGGGGCGTTATGGCTGTCGATCGTTCACCAACGCCGGCGCAGGGAAAAGAGTCTTACGAATTGGCGGTTCTCTATAGCGTCGCACGGGCGGCCCTAGAGGCGGTCGACGGTCGCGAATCGCTCGGCCGCGGTCTGTATCGCGGGGACGTTGCGGCCGAAATGCGGATGAAATTGAAACTCGAAAAGGTTCGGAGTTGGGTTGATTCCATAGATGCCGAACGCGTTCGCGTGAATGCCGGCGCCGATAGTTCGGAGCGTTGATAAACGGAGGTTCGAAGATGGCGACGAAGTCTGTTTTTGAGTTTCAGCACGACGGCGCAGATATGGAGGAATGCGCTTTTCGTCGCGGCGTTGTTCACGGGATGGTTCTCGCGGCAAACGGCGTCCGTTTGGGAATGGGGGCGGGCGATTTGGGTTTTTGGGTCGAAGTTTTGCAGGAATGGCGCAATGTCTATGCGTCGGGCCGTGATTTGTCGTTTCGCATTCCGCCCGGCTCCGGTTGGGATGGAGTCCGCCGCGATTCGTAGTTTGTTCTCTGTAGTTCGGTTTTCACACTCTGGAGGGTTCGAAATGGCTACGGTTGAAAATGATTCCTACGCGGCGGCGCCTGCGGAGCCGGAGGGCCGGCGGTCGCTGTTGGCGACGATGGCGGCGCGGAGCGGGATGGAGGCGAGGGTCTACGAATCGGTTTGTCGGGATTTGCTCGGGATGAAAAACGCAAGCCGGGAGCAACTGGCGGCGCTTATGGTCCTGGCGAATCGTTACGGTTTGGATCCCGTCGCGCGGCAGATATTCGCGGTTCCGTCGAAAGGCGGGTTCTCGGCGGTCGTGTCTGTCGACGGCTGGGTTCAACTGGTCAACAGTCACCCGGAGGCGAACGGCTGGGAGTTCGAAGACGTTCGCGACGCGGGGCAGTTGGTCGCGATTCGCTGCCGGATGTTTCGGAAAGACCGGCAACACCCGTCGGAAGCTGTCGAGTACCTGGCGGAATGCCGCGGCGATTCGCCGGCCTGGTCACGGTGGCCGGCTCGGATGCTGCGTCATAAGGCTTTCGTCCAGGCGGCCCGCTACGCGTTCGGGTTCTCCGGCATCGTCGATCCCGATGAGGCGGACCGTGTTCGCGTCGAGCCGGCCCGCGAAATCGTCCTGGACCGTTCCGAATCTCAGGAGTCGGCCCGATGAAAGACGGTAGCGAACTTTTTCTCCGCCTGGTAACGCTTGGGGCGTCGCTTGTCCGGACGAATCCGGAAGCGGCGGCGATCGTCGCGGAGGCGGCGGCGGAGGTCGAGCGGCTGCGGGATCGGGTCGAGAGTTTGCAAATGGTCGTGGCCGGCAATCGGTCGCGTGAAATCGCCCGGCGGCGTCGCCGGGCGGATGGTCGGTAGTTTTCCAACCTGGAGGGAATCATGCGTTTTGGTGGAAATGTTGAATCGTCGGGCGAACTGCCCCCGGCCGGGGAATATGTCGCCCTGGTCGTCGGCGCCGTCGAAAAGCCGGCGCCATGGGACCGTGAGCGGGATTGCCTGGCGTTGACCCTGGAGGTTATCGCCGGCGGCCAGCCTATGACGTTTGACGATATGACGGGGCTAGAGTCGGAATCGCGCCTGGCGGTTATCTGCCGGTCCTGCGGCGTCCCGCCGGTTGGGGACGTTGACGCGGAAAGCCTGGTCGGTCGTCGGGTCGGCGTCGAGGTCCGGCACAAGCTGACCAAGAGCGGGCGCGAAATCGCCACGGTCGGCCGCTGGTTTGAACCGCCGGCTCCGAAGGTCGAGACGCGGCCCGCGGCCCGCCCCGTTGTTCGGAATACTGAACACGGCGGCGGCGCTGAAGACGTTTTCTTTTAGTCCACGCACCCCCGCGCGGGCGGCCCCGATGCCGGGCCGCGGCCGGAACCTCCGGCCGGCTCCAGGATGGCTAGTCCTGGTCGCGCGGGGATTTCTTCAACACCTGGAAAGGATGCCCCTCCGATGGCTCGGAAGCCTACTGTCTACGTCTGTTTTTTGGGCGGCCCCTACGACGGCGAGGAATACCGATACCGGGGCGCCGTCGCGTCCCTGGTCGACCGCCGGCACGGTTCGCGGCTGCACCTCTACCGGCTCTGCCCGGAGCGGTCCGTCGTCGATGGGCAATACATGGCCGTCGCGACCTACGTTCACGTTCCGGAGGGCGTCGCGGATGCTTCTTCCTCTTTCTGAACGCGACATTCGCCAGGCGGCCGGCAACGCTCTCGAAAGGCGCCTGGAATGGCTCCGGGAGGGCCGGAAAGAGCGTTACGAAACCGCCGGCCCTCGCGGGCTCGGCGCCGATTTCGTCGGATGCCTCGGGGAGTACGCGGTCGCGAAGTGGCTGGACCGTTTCCCCGGAGGATTCACGGTCCGCGGCGGCGCCGACGTTCAAGGCGTCGAGGTCCGGACGATCGACCAGGTTGGCGCGGCGCTCCAGGTCTACCAAGCGGACGCCGCCGCCGTGTTCGTCCTGGCCTACGTCGGGGACGTTTTCCGCGATGGGGTTCGGGTCGTCGGATGGACGACGGCCGCCACCGCGAAGGATTCCCGCTATTGGGACGCCAGCCATAAGCGGCCGGCGTTCCTGGTCCCGCAAATGGTTTTAGAGCCGGCGGCGTCGCTGGCTGGGTTTCTGTCACCGGAGGGCAAGCAATGCGCGAGCATCTGACAAAGTTGGTCTGCGACATGGCGGACGTTCTGGTTCTGGCCTGCCAGGCGGCGAAGGCGGATCAGGCGGAATTCGAAATCGCGGCCGGGGAGTTGCGGCGGGCCGTTCACGCGGCGACCTGCGCCGCCCGTGTTCGCTACTGGAACGAACTGAACGCGAAGGCGGAGGGCGACGAATGAATTTCGACAACCGGCCGGAATGGATGAAGGAAGCCGGATTGCGTCCCGTCTTCCCGAAAGACCGCTACGTTATCCCGCCGGCCCCGGCCGGGCTCCGGATAGAGGCGGAACTAGACCCGCTGAAGGCGGCCCGCCTTGTGACGGAATTCACCGCGTTGATTGCCGACACGACGGAGCCGGACCAGTTGGAGGCGCTGCGCATCCGGCTATTGGACACGATGACCGCGAACCGGCTTTCGATGCTCCAGGCGTCGCGGCTTATTGCCCTGGTCCTGCGGAAGATAGAGGGCACGGGGCACGAAATGCGGCGGATCATGCCGGACGGTACGGACGTTCCGGTTTCATCGACGACCAGGGAGGGCGAATAATGTCCGAAAAGACTGATTCATTTATCCCGTTTTTCGGGCGTGATTTCCTGGCGGCGACTATGGGCTGGCCCGATGCCGCCGTTGGTGCCTATATCCGGCTTTTGATTGTTCAATGGGAACAGGGGTCGATACCGGCGGACCCGGAGGAATTGGCGGCGATAGCCCATACCGTTTCGGCTCACTGGCGACGCCTGGAGCCGAAGTTCCCGATATGCGACGACGGGAACAGGCGGAACCGTCGCCTAGAGGAACACCGCGCGAAGGCGGACGAACTGAAGTCGTCCAGGAAGGCGAAGGCGAAGCGGGCGGCGAAAGCCCGATGGGATGCTCCAAGCAATGCTCCAAGCAATGCTCGGAGCATCGCCCAAGCAATGCTCCAGCCATGCCCTCCATCTCCATCTCCATCTCCATCTCTTTCGTCACTTCGTTCCGAAAGAGAATTCACACACACCGCGAGCGCGGGCGCGGGAGACGAATTCCGGAAACCCGGATGGGCGGCGGTCGAGTGGGAAGCGTTCGCGGCGACCTGGAACGCGACGAAGCGGGCCGCCCCCTGGGGTCCGTTGACCCCGCCCGGCGGCTGGGTGGATGCCGCGGCGTCCCCCGGCTGGCTCGACCTGGCCCGGCAAGCCGTCGAGCGTTTGCCCCGCTGCGAGTTTTTCCAAACCCCCCTGGCCGTCACGAAGTTTCTTGAACCCGGCTGGGTCGACCGGATTCTTGCCGGCGAGTTCGACAACGCGAAGGCGGCCCGCGTCGGGAAGGCGGCCACGGCCGGCCCGTTGTCGCTCGACGAAAAGCTGGCGATCGACCGCCGGGAATCCCGCAAGCGGAAGACCTGGAAGGGGCCGCCGGCTGGATGCCCCGAAGACCTGGCCGGTCGGTTTTTCAACCAAATGCTTTCGCAAGACGAATTCGAAGAAAACGCGCGGCAGGCTCTCCGGATTCATCGCCAGAGGCTCCAGGAGGCCGCTACGCGGCCGGCGGAGGTCGGGATGGTATGTCCGGAGCCCCGAACTACAAACGGCCTTCCTGGCGCAAATGCGGAGGTTCTTGAGCTTGCCGCCGAATCGGGTGAAACGGAGTATTTCGACCCCGTTCGGGATGGCTTGGTTGGCAAAGACGGTCGCCCGTAGTTCGGAATTCTGAATTCGCTGGATGGATTTTACCTGGCCGGTTACGATCCCGGCTCAACGAAAGGGTTTCGCCATGTGGGTCGCGTATGTGTTTCTCGGCATCGCGTCGGCGCCGCTGATTTTCACGGTTGGTTTTCTGGCCGGCGTCGCCTGCGTTCGGGCGGCGGCGGCCGTCGAGAAGAAACGCGAAGTCGCGGCCCAACTCGACGCGGAGCGGCGGCGGTTTTGGCATGGCTCCGGCTCCGGAGCGCTCAACTAAAACACCTCTGGAGGGTCACGGATGACCCTTTTTTCGTTTCGGGTCTACGGCGATCCCGTTCCCCAACCCCGGCCCCGTGTTTCGACGGCCGGCGGGTTTCCGCGGGCCTACGTCGAGGCCGGCCACCCGATCCACGCGTTTCGCCTGGCGGTTCGCGCCGGGGCTATCGCGGCCGGCGTCCCCCTGGCGGTCGGCCCCGTCGAGGTTTCGATTCTCGCGGTATTCGCTCGGCCCCCGTCGCACCGGAAAGCCGACGGCTCCCTCCGCGCTGGCGCCCCCCTATTCCCCGGCCACCGTTGCGGCGACGCGGACAACCTGGCGAAAGGCGTCCTGGACGCGCTCACCGGCGTTTCGTTTATCGACGACGACCAGGCGGACCTTGGCTACGTCCGGCGTCGCTACGGGCGAACGGCTTTCGTCGATGTTCGGATTTGCGAATTCACTGCCGGAGACTACGCGGAATGAATCAGCGCAGCCGATGCCGGAGGTTGACCGACGCCGAACTGGCGGAGGTTCGGAAAATGTGGGTCGATGGCGTCGCGGTCGGCGCGATCTGTGAGTTTCTGAAAATCACTCGGGATACGTTCGACGCCCGCCGGGTCGACCAACTCCCGGACCTGGAGCCCCGGAAACGCGGCGTCGGCCGGAAGTCCGGCGCCCTGACGGATCCCTCCCCGGATGAAATCGCGGAGCGGGCGGCGGAAATTCGATCCCGGTGGACCGAATCGGAACGGCTTCAACGGCTGGCATCCGGCCGGCTCCCGGAGATTCGGGAGCGTCGCGTCACGGGGCGCGATCTTTCGGCGGCGTATCGTTCCCTGTGAAGTTCAAGGGCGGAGCGGCGGCGGTTATCGTCGCCGCTATGTCGTCCAAAAAGCAAAAGCATTCCGCGCGACGAAAGCCGTCGAAGTCCACGCCCAAGCGGACCGACGCGGAGCCGGTCGTCGAGGCGGAAAGCGTCCCGGCTCCGGAGCCCGTCCAGGAAAACTACCTGGAGCGGTTCCCGGAGCCCGACGCCGAAGTTGCTCGGGAGGCGGCGGCCGAAATCGACGGGCCGGATGAATCCGCGCACGACTGCAAGATTCACTGGATTTGGCGGCTATCGGCCTGGTTGGCGGGGGTTTGAATGTACGACACGCTTCCCTCCCGATTCGCGACGCTCGACCGCGGCCCGCTGGTCCTGGGTCTGCGCGTGAAAGCCGGCAACGAACTGGATTTCGGAATCACGGTCAACGAAAAGCCGGACGGGGAGCCGGCGTTCGTCGCGGACCTGACCGGCTACGAATTCGACGCGTTCGTTTCACGCCAGGCGGACGATTTCGCGTTGGCTGAATTCGCGATCGACGCAAGCGACGCCGCCGCCGGCACCCTCCGTTTGACGTTGACGCCCGAACAGACGGCATCGCTGACGCCAGGAACCTATCGGCATCGGCTCACCTGGCAACCTCCGGACGCGCGTTTCCGTCCCCGAACGATTGTCGAAGGCGCCCTGGAGGTTTCCCGGAAATGATGCCGAAACCCTCCGCAAGCCTGGCGCGGCATCTCGCGCCGGTGGAAATCGTCGTTCACTCTGGCCCGCGCGGTCCGGCCGGCTCGGACGGTGCCCCCGGCGCCGGCGTTCAAATCAAGGGCGTTGCGTCCGCCTGGCCCCCGGCGGCGACGCCGGCCCCTGGCGATCTTTGGATTCTGCCGGACCCGGTTCCGCCCGGCACCCCCGCGGGATTCGATCCCGGCGACGGCGCCGCATGGGACGGCGCGGCCTGGGTCAACACGGGCCCCATAAAGGGCGAAGACGGGAAAGACGGTCCGCCGGCAATTGTCGTTTCGTCGGCGCCCCCGGCTCCGCCGACGATCGACGGTTTCCTCTGGGTCGATCCCGATGGCGACGGGACCGCGGGCGTCATGACGAACGCGCGTTTCGACGCGGCGGCCCCGATTGAATACGCGTCGCCGGCCGTCACGGTCCAGGCGGACGGAACGCCGATCGGCCTATCTGCCGACGGGCAGACGTTTCACAAGCCGGAAATCGTCGGAGCCGTTCCGGTTGTCATCGGCGGCAAACGGTTTTTGCTCCCGGTCATAAAGGAATAGCGAAATGGCGAAGGTCCAAATGGGCGAACGCCCGTTGACGGTCGGCGGCACCTACACGGCGGCCGAAATCGACGCGCTCCTGGCGGATATTGCGTCCGGCGCCCCAGCCGGCGGATTCACCGACGCGGCCCCGCTCAAGTATTCGACGCCGGAGACGACCGCTTCCGGCGGAAAGCCAATCGGCGTTTCGCCCGACGGATTGAGCGTCAACCGCCCGCCGATCGTCGCCGGAATCCCCGTAATCGTTGACGGCAAGAAATACCTAATCGCCCTTATCGCGGAGTAACCCATGCCAGCCCCGAATCGTCAACCGCCGATCGTCACCGAATCAGACGCGCACGCCTTCACAAAGGGAATCGTCGGCGTTTATACCGACGCGGAGGTGGACGCGCTGATTGCCGGCCTGGCCGGCGGCGGCGGGCTCCAGACGGTCGACCTGTCGGCCTACGCGACGACGGCGTATGTCGACGGCAAGCTGGCGACGGTCTACACGAAAGCGGAAGTTGACGCGGCCCTGGCGAACGTCGCCACCGGCGGAACCGTCGACCTATCGGCGTATGCCCTGGCGGCCGACGTTGCAACCCTCCAACAGGGCGTTACGGACGCAAACGCCGGCGTCCAATCCGTAGCCGATTCGATCACGTTCGTAGCGGAGGAACTGGGAAAGCAACTCAACGCGAAGATCGACACGAAAGCGGAACAGGCGACGACCTACACGAAGGCGGAAGTTGACGCGGCCCTGGCGAACGTCGCCACCGGCGGAACCGTCGACCTATCGGCGTATGCGACGACGGCGTATGTCGATGGAGTCGCTTCCGGAAAGGCCGATCAATCGGAGTTTTCCGCTTTCCAGGGGCAGTTCGGAACGCAGGAAGCGGAGTTTCGCGAATACTTCCGGCTGTTGAATCAGGGCTTCGCCACGGTCGCGCAGAAACCCGACGTTGACGCGGCGCTTGAGCTCAAGGCGGACCAGGCGACGACCTACACGAAAACGGAAGTCGACGCCGCTATCGCCGGCATCGTGACCGGCGACCTGTCGCAAGAGCAAATCGACGCCATCATTTCGCAAGTCGGCCCCGTCGATCTGACGGCATACGCGAAGTCGGAAGACGTTTACGCGAAGACCGAATCCGACACGAAGTACGCGGCAAAGTCGGACAACGCGCAGCAACTTTTGACGAAGACTATCGTAGCGCAGGGGTACGGGTTTGGTTTTTCGTCTGTCCCGTCCGCCGCGCTGAACTATGCCGATAGTGGCGATGGATACGGGGATCGTCTGATTCTGAACGTCGGCGCGTCGAAGGAATATCTGGTCTACAAGTCTGATCTGGATGAACTGTTCCCCGCCATCGACACAAGCCAGTTCAGCACCACCGTAACGGTCGCGGCAATCGACACTCGCGTAAAGAGCCTCGAAAGCAAGGCCATCGACACAAGCCAGTTCAGCACCACCGCAACGGTCGCGGCAATCGACACTCGCGTAAAGAGTCTTGAAAGCAAGGCAGCGGCGACCAGCAACATAAACGACGCCACGAACGCCGCGCTGAAAAAGAGCATCCTCGACGCTGTAGCGCTGATGATTGCCGGTGGTGGAAAGCAACCTCCTGCGGATATTGGCTGGACGGCTTGCCGTAATTTCGGCAGCGGAGATCACCCAACCGCACAGGCCCGAATGATCGGTGGTGTGATTGAGTTGCGAGGCACCCTCTCATACCCAAGCGGCACGACGGGCGATCAGTCGTTTTGCCGACTTCCTGCGGGTTTCCCATTTGCCGAACTCAATGCCAGTATACCCGCCGCTGCGAAGGTCACTTCCGGCAGTGTGGCAGTTGCGGCCTATGTCACATTTAGCTCACTCAGTGCCAACTTAGGATTCGACACAGCATCCAGAGCCAACGAAGTTTTCCTCACCGGCATCAAGGTAAAGGCGGCTTACTGATGAAACGACCATCGCTATTTCCGAATGTCTTCCCGTCCGGCATTTCCGCGTCCGTTGATGCCTACACCAAGTCAGAAGTTGACACCAAGCTGGCTGTAATCAACCCGCTTGGCTCACCGTCGATCAACAATCCGGCTCTTGCCGAGTTCAAGAAGTCGGTGTTGGACGAAGTGAAGTTGATGCTTGCAGGCGGCACGAAGCAACCGCCGCCAGATATTGATTGGACATGGATGGTTCGAATGGATGGGGCTAAGGAGTCTGTCTCTACCGAGATTCAGGCGAGGATGATCGGTGGATTCATCGAACTCAAGGGGACTCTGGCGTTCAATGCTGGCAGCGGCGCGTGGGTGCCGCTGCGACTGCCGCCACAGTTCCCGATGGCCGAAATTGAAGCGAAATACCCGCTTGCCATGCGGCTCGTTGGTAGTGCCGTTACCTACGGCTACTGCACCGTTAGCAAAACAAACCGCGACATCTCCGTAAGTCCCGGCGCACGATCAAGCGAGGCGACATTCTCGGGCATTCGCTGGAAGGCGGCCTACTGATGGCAAATCTGAATTATTGGGACGGCTCGAAATGGGTCGCGATCGGCACCGGCGGCGCGCAAGGGCCGTCCGGCGTCGACGGCCAGAGCGTCGAAGTGTTTGGACCACAAGCCGCGGAGCCGACGCCGACGCGCAAGGGCGACCACTGGCTCGAAAGCGCCGCCCGCCGCGTCGATGAAAACGCGAACGTCGTTCCGTCTCCGATCGTCATCGACCCCGTTACGGTTCGGCTCCTGCCGGATCCTCCGGCTACTGTTCTGGTCCGCTACCTCTCATGAAAGGTTTTCAATAATGGCTACTCAAGATTGCCGCGTATGGGATGGCACAGCGTGGGTGTCACTGCGCGGCCCAAAGGGTGACACGGGCAACCCTGGCACTGGCGCTACCGTCACGGTCGCGGGCGTTACGGCGCTCGCTCCAGGCGCGACGCCAACCGTCACGGATTCGAACGCCGATCCAAGCATCGCGAATCTGACGTTCGGCATTCCCGCCGGCCAGCCTGGCACGGCGGCTACCGTCACGGTCGGAACCGTCACAAGCATCGCGGGACCGAACCCGACGGTTACGAACAGCGGTTCGACCACTGCGGCCGTTCTGAATTTCGGCCTGGTCAAGGGCGACAAGGGCGACGCCGGCTCCGGCGTCACGATCAAGGGAACGCTTGAAGGCGCGGCTACTCCCCTGCCGGTCGGACCTGTCGCGGGCGATATGTATATCGTCGGCACTCCGGTTCCGACGGCTGTCAGCGCTGTCGCCCCGACGATTATTCCTGGCGACGGTCTTGTATGGAGCGGGTCGGCCTGGCAAGACGTTGGACCCATTCGCGGGCCGCAGGGCGTCAAGGGCGACCAGGGCAACGCTGGAACGAACGCAACCGTGAGCGTGGGCACCGTCACGACCGGCGCGGCTGGCTCGGCGGCTGTCGTTGTCGATGGCGACGCGGCGAACCCCAACAACGTCGTTTTGAATATGACCATTCCGCGCGGAGACACTGGCGCAAACGGCCAGAACTTCCAGGTGTTCACGAACGCCGTCGCGACCCCGCCGGCGGCTCCGCTCCTCGGCGCTCTGTGGCTTGTCCCTGCCTGAGTTGGATCGGGGGTGGGTGATATACTGAACGCTGTTCACCCACCCCCTATAGGTACACGACAATGACCAAATCAGAAGGCGCAATCAAAGCCAATCTACTGCGATGGGGTCCGCGCAGTCTCGGGCCGGAACCACTTCGTTCAATGTATGTAGATCAAGGAATGTCGGCGGGCGACATAGCGAAGGCGGTCGGCAAGTCAACGCCAACGATTCTCCGCTGGCTGCGGCAGGATGGAATGCAAACGAGGTCGCGAGGAGAGGCGGCCATCACGCCGGCAAGATGCAAAAGGATTTCGGAGTCGAAATACACGGGCGGTTGCGTTGACGGAAAGGGATACCGTTCGATGCACGGAAACCGCGCTGCGAACGGGAAGCAACGAACGGGACTGCATAGGGTCATAGCCGAAGGGATACTGTCGCGTCCGCTGACCCGCGACGAAGTCGTACATCATGTAAACGGATGCCGGCTGGATAATCGGCCCGCGAACCTTTGGGTGTTTCCTACTCAAGCCGATCACAACAGATACCACCGAAACGGCGTCATTCATCCCGACACGATCGAGCTCGTCCCATACTGCGGAGAAGTAGCGTAATGGCGCAAGACATAAGGGTATGGACCGGCTCGGCATGGGAAAGCATCAAGGGCGCCGACGGCGCACCTGGGCCGACGGTCGTTTCCGCTGACGCTGGCAACGCTTCGCGGCTGGGCACAGACGGCCGGCTATTCACGCCAGCGACTACGGTTCCGGCCGCCAGCACTACGGCCGGTCTGGCTGATACGTCGGCGGGCACGGTCGGCGCATCCGCGAACTACGCGAGGGCGGACCATACCCACCCTGCGGTGACTACGGTTTTCGTCCAGGCGTCGCGGGCCATCACGGCGGCCGACGCGGGGCGGATCCTGGTAAACAATTCCGGCACTACGACGGGCGTTACGTTTACGCTCCCACCGTCTACGGATACGACCGTTCCTATCGGAACCAAAATCGAAATCTACGACGCATCGAACACGGCGCCGACGGGGGTTCAAGCGCCGGCCGGCGTTTTGTTGCGCTATAACGCATCGCTCGTCGGCGGCACTCGGGGCACCCTTGGCGGCGGCGTCGCCGCTGGCGTCAGACTGCCGGACGTTTTCGCCCGCGTGATTCTGTTGAAGGTCGGCGCAACGGCCTGGTCACTTCTCGGATAAAGGGAACGAAATGGCAGAAGAAGAAATCCTCTGGCCCCTGCGGGCCGTCTCCACCGATCCGACGAACCTAACGACGCTCGACGCGGACGGGAACATTCTGACCAGTAGCACGGCGACAGACGGCCGCTACGTTCTCAAGGCCGGCGACACGATGACGGGGCCGCTCACCGTCCAGGGAGACAACGCGGAAGCTGCCTTCATCGTCGCCGCTTACTCCGACGCGGGAAACGCGGCGGTTCGTTTCCGCCGGACGCGCGGAACCCTGGCCGCCCCCGCTACGCTTCTTCCAAACGACTACATCGGGCGCCTCACCTATGCGGCGTCGGACGCCGGCGGCACGTTCCGAACGTCTGCGTTTTCTTGTCAGGTTGTATCCGTCGCCGCTACGGGAGTGGAGACGCAGTTTAATTTCATCCTTACTACATCGGCTGGCGCTACGCTAACCCCGTTGCTTGTCACCAAAGACGGCATTTCCGTTTCCGGCAACATCACCAGCACCGGCACGGCCCATACGTTTGCGCAAGGCTCCATCCCGTCGATTGCATGGGGGCCGATGGTTCTTCTGACGGAAGCGACGACCACTGGCACCATCGACCGCACAGATGCCGGAAAGATTCTTGTAGCCGCCCCGCCGGTCAATCAAGACTTTACGATGACTTTGCCCACGGCGGGCACGGCTGGCATCGTAAGCGGCATGGTGGTGGAGTTGGTTTCGAACATAACGTCGGCCGGAAAGTATTACATTATCCAAGCCCCCGCGGGCGTAAGTCTCTTTTACAACTCCACGCTAGGCGGCTCGGGTGATGGCACATTAGGCGGCGGCGTTGCGGCCAAAGTCCGTCTGCGCGGCCCGATGACTTCCATACGGCTACTGTGCGTTGATAGTGCGACTTGGTGGGCCTTTGGGGACTTGGTGCCGCTATGACTGACGAACTTATTCCGGTTCTCTCGCAAACCTCCGAAAGCCGCCCGCCGATTGATATGGGTGCGGAACCTGCCGGTATTACTCAGTCTGACTTTCAGGCAATGCGATTATCCGAGATGGCATACGAAGCCCAACAGGCAGAGTATGCCCGCGAATACGCGGAGCGGTGCGAACTTCTCCGCGCCGCCGTTCTCAAGCTGCCACGGCGAGAGGGCCCGAAATGAGCATCCGCCCTTGGCTGAGTTACACCTACCAGATGTTCCGTAGCCAATCGCCGGATATTGGGTATCAGCGCATCGCTTACGCTCAAGGCCGATACGTTGCGGTTGGGCATCAAAAGGCTTTCCCTCCAATAAACTCTGCCGACGCTGGCGGGCCTGTTACCGCTGCGGGATGTTCTTGGTCTACGGACGGGGTAAATTGGACAGACGCAAGGCTCCCGTTTGCGGGCACCACTACATTTTACAATTCCGTCTCCCATCGAACAGACGCTACGAACCCGCTCGGGATTTGGCAGGCGATTAGCCTTGAGAAAATAATAAACGGTGGAGTTCCCGGCGGGGTTGCGCTCACCGCGAATTACGCTGTTTCTACAGACAATGCGGCTACATGGACAACCGATCCGGCTGGGCGGCAGGCAGGCGTGGCCTTTTTCGGCAACTGTTCAATCGGAAATTTATTTTTTGCTCTCGGTCAGACGCAAGCGGGAGTTTCTATAAGCGACAGGGGTACGGGTTTTCGGACGGGAGCATTACGGAGAACAGAGGCGATAGGCGAGGCTATTTGGTCAACCGGCGGAGCCAGCAACGCGACGAGTGGAGTTTTCACGAACGGCTATGGTTCGATTGTCTTCAACGGTGGAGCTTACGCCGCCACCATCAGAGATGCCCAGTGGGGCAATCGTGCGCTAGGGGAAGCTGGGATGTACGCTACCTCGGACACGATTTGGTTCGCCAACGCCAGTGCATGGGTTGCGCTGGTTTCGGAAAACCCCGCCACAAATACTCCGTATCGGTATCGCAACATCTGGGCAACGCGTAACGGAACGGTGTCGTGGACTAGAGAAGCACAGCTACCCTACATCCCAGGCGTCAAGGGGCCTTATTACCAAATGGCACTGGCTTCCAACACTGGAATAATGGCGGTTGTTGGGGACGGTGTTCTTCTTGCCAGCCGCAACCTTACCGCGTGGACGGAAATTGCCATCCCCGCTGGTGCATGGCGCGGCATTGCCAGCAACGGAACCGATTTCGTTTGCGTCTCTGCCAACGGCGACCGGCTCAAGGTTTCCGGCGTTAGTATTTCCGGCCGGCTTCCATAGGGGAACACGATGCCCAGTAGGCCGCCAGCATTTCGACCGCCTCGGCTCCGGAAAAAGCCTCGGCCCGCTGGTCACAATGCCCACTACCTAACGCCGCAATGGAAGGCGCTACGGCAGACGATCCTAGTTCGCGACGCGTACACCTGCGCCGATTGCCGGCGCGTCGTCGTCGGCCTGGCGGCGCAGGTGGACCACATACTAGCGCTGAAGGATGGCGGGACCGACGCGCCGGAAAATTTAGCCGTCCGGTGCAACGTGTGTCACGGGCGCAAAATCCGCGACGAACAGCGGCGGCGATCGTAGGGGGGGGCCAGACGCTCTAAACCCCCTACCTTACGGAACCTCCGGTCCCGCTGCCTGCGGATTTCCTCGAGTTGATGGACGATTTCGGCGGCGGAAATTATCCTAGTTCGGAATCCACAACACCCGAAAGCGACGGAACGCATGGGAAAACGCGGCCCGCGGAAAACGCCAACGGTTCTCAAGATTCTCCAGGGGAACCCGCGGAAAGAAAACCTAACCGCCATCCAACGAGCGGAACCGAAGTCGTCCCCATCCGGCATCGAACCGCCGGACGACCTGGAGGGCCTGGCCCTGGAGAAATGGAACGAGTCGGTCCCGATGCTCTCAACCATGCGGGTATGGGGCAAGTCGGAGCGGGAGACATGGGCGCGGTATTGCCGGCTCCATCAGCTATGGCACGAATGCTACGGGATCGTCCGGAAAGAGGGCCAGGTCTACGTCAAGGCGTCCGGAATGCTGTCCCCGCGGCCCGAAACGTCGCTGTTGATTCAATATGGAACCCAACTAATTCGCCTTGAATGCGAATTCGGGCTCACCCCGGCCAGCCGATCGGGCGCCACGGTCCATGAACAGGAAGCGGACCCGATGGCGGATTTTCTCCGGGAGGCTCAATAGCCTATGGCGAAGGCATCGCGGCCCCGCGGCCGGCCGCCGAAGGATAGACCGCCTGGCTACGATCGGCCCGAATACGTCCCCGGCTACGTCTTTAACCAGGCGAAGGCAGACCGGGTTTGCCGGTTTATCGAAACCTTTTGCATCCATTCCAAGGGGCAATGGGCCGGCCAGCCGTTCCGGCTCATGGATTGGCAACGGAAAGACATTCTGGAACCGCTGTTCGGCTGGGTCGACGCGGAGGGCCGGCGCCGCTACCGGACGGCGGCTATCTTCACCCCGAAGAAAAACGGGAAATCGACGCTTCTATCCGCTCTCGCGCTCTACTTCCTATTCGCGGACGGGGAGCCAGGCGCGGAAGTCTATTCGGCCGCCGCGGACCGCTTCCAAGCTGGCATTATCGCCCGCGAATGTTTCGCGCTGGCGAAGTCGTCCCCGTTTCTCTCGAAAAACCTGGAGGTCGTCGAGAGTCGGAACACGATCGTCCACCGGCAAAGCTACTCGCGGTATTCCGTACTCTCCGGCGACAATTTCCGGGCGGAGGGTATCAACGCGAGCGCTATCCTGTTCGACGAATTGCATGCGCAGCGGGACCGCCGTTTATTTGAATCTTTACGCTACGCGGGGGCTGCGCGGCGCGCTAGCTTGCTCATAAGCATCTCGACGGCCGGTTTCGACCGCGGCCCGAATGCTATCTGGTGGGACCAATGGCAGTACGCGGAACGGGTCCAGGCGGACCCGTCCGTTGACCCGACGTTTTTCGGGAAGGTCTACGCGGCCCCGGAACAGTCGGAGCCGGAAAAGTATTTCGACCCGAAGCTCTGGCGCCAGGCGAACCCGTCGCTCGGGGTCACGATTTCGGAAAAGTCGTTCGCGGCCGATGCCGCGGAGGCCCGCGCCCGGCCGGCGTCCCTCAATTCCTGGCTCCGCTACCGGCTGAACGTCCCCACGCAATCGGACGTTCGTTGGTTCTCCCCGGAAACCTGGGCCGCCGGCAACCTCCCGCCCCCGGTTCCCCTGGCCGGCCGGCAATGCTGGCTCGGCCTGGACCTGGCAAGTACCTACGACATTACGGCCCTGGTCGCGCTGTTCCCGTCGGAAGATGGAACCTACGACGTTGACTGCCGTTTTTTCGTCCCCCGGAAGAATGCCGCCGAAAGGGAACTGAAAGACCGGATTCCCTACGCGCAATGGCTGCGCGAGGGTCACATAATCGGGACGGACGGGGATATTTGCGATTACGGGGTAGTCCGGGAGCATATCCGCCAATATGCGGCGGCGCACCAGGTTATGGGCCTGGCGGCGGACCGCTGGAACGCGGCGGCGACCATGACGCAAGTTCAAGGGGACGGAATCGAAGTCTATGGTTTCTCGCAAGGATTCGGGGCTATGTCGGCCCCGTCAAAGTTGCTCGAAACGCTGGTCGTCGGTCGGAAGTTGCGGCACCAATCGCCCGTTCTTTCGTGGATGGCTGGAAACGTCGCGGTCCAGGAAGACGCGAACGGCAATATCCGCCCATCGAAGAAGGCATCGACCGAAAAAATAGACGGCATCGTTGCCCTAACTATGGCGCTCGGCTTGCATTCCTCCGCGCAGGTCAAGGCGGCTCAATCTTGGGATCTAATCGAACTATGATTGACGCCGCCCCCGGCTACGAAACAGACGACGCCTACCGGCTTTTGGAAATGCGGTCCGCCTGGGGCGGCACGACGTTGCCCCCTATCAACTGGTCGGACGAATCGACGGCGGCAAAGTTCCAAGCGGATCCCGTTTCGTCACTCCAGGTATCGGCGTTCCTGGCCTGCGTTCGCGTTTTGTCGGAGTCGGTCGCTCAATTGCCTTGCCATCTCTACCGGCTCAACCCGGACGGTACGGCGGACAAGGCGGTCGACCATCCGCTCTATACGCTCTTGCACGATCGGCCGAACCCCTGGCAATCGTCCTACGAATTCCGGGAAACGCTCGTCGCCCATACGGCGACCTGGGGCAATGGTTTCGCCCGAAAGGTTTTCGACGGGGCCGGCCGGGTTGTCGAACTTTGGCCTATGCACCCGTCGCAGGTTTCCGTATCGCGGCTGGCGAATAACGCGCTCGTCTACACGTTCAGCGAAATCGGCCTACCTCCGCGGCAATTCACCGACGACCAGGTTTGCCATATACGGTGGCTGTCGGATAACGGCTACCTAGGGATGGTCCCGCTGTCGCTTCAATCGGGGATTATCGGCCTGGTGCGGTCGATGGACCGCTATTCCCAAAAGTTTTGGCAAAACGACGCGCGGCCTGGCGTCGTCATGGAATCGAACCAACCGATCCCGCCGGAGGCCGCCGACAAGCTGCGGCAATCTTGGGAACGAATGCACCGCGGGAGCGAAAACGCCGGGCGGACGGCGATTCTGCCGAACGGAATCACGATCAAGGAACTATCCGGCGCGTCGAACGAATCCGCCCAACTCATCGAAATGCGGGTTTTCTTGGTCCAGGAAATCGCCCGCGCGATGCGCGTTCCTTGCAGCATGATCGGGGAAAACTCCCGGTCGACGTTTTCGAACGCGGAACAGGAACAGCTATCGTTCCTGCAAAACACGCTTGTCGCCTGGTGCCGGCGGGTCGAGTCGGCCCTAGAGCGTTCGCTACTCTCCGGGATGCCTGGTTATTCAATTCGGCTCGACGTTCGCGGGATGCTGCGCGGCGATTCGGCGGCCCGCTCGGCTTACTACGGGGCGTTGTCGGCGCTCGGGGCTCTGAGCCCGAACGATATTCGACGGCTTGAAGATATGCCGCCGATCGCGTCGGCCGGCGCGGACGAATACTACCTCCCGGCGAACAACCTTTCCCCGCTGTCGCGGGTCGCGGAGCCGGAGGACCAGGCGGACCCCGCCACAAGTACGGCGGTCCTGGCAATCCTCCAGACGGTCGCGGCCGGCACGATCACGGCGGCATCGGCGGAGGCGCTTATTCTGGCGGCGTTCCCCGAACTGGACCCGGTTCTAGTCAAGGCAATGGTAGAGGGCGCGGAGCCCCC